GAGATAAATGCGTTGCTTTCTCGCATTGCTAGGGCAGGAACTGACTTAGAGCCAGCGTTCGCGGAAATCGGTGACTATCTGATAGAAGCAACCCAAGAACGTTTTAAGCTTGAGCTAGCGCCCAACGGGGAGCAATGGGAACCGCTAGCGCCAGAGACGTTAGCACGAAAAGGTGGCGAAGATAGGATACTGCAGCAATCCGGTACCATGCGTGATTTGTTAACCTATCAGATAACGGGAAGAGTACTCACATTCGGAAGCAACCAAGAATACGCCGCCACGCACCAATTCGGTAGAGAAGAAGACGGCATACCCGCTAGGCCGTTCTTAGGTCTCACAACGGGGCCGTGGAGGGATGAGGATAAAATTGTGGAAATACTGCAAGGCCACCTGAAAGATGCTATTGCATAAAAACGCGCTGTAAGACATCCTAAGGCGACTTTGCTAATTAGACGAGCAAAGTTACCAATTAAAAAACTTAAACACTTCTGAAAGGATTTAAACAGCAATGAGCGAAGGGAAGCCCCTTGTCGAAGACGGAAACACTACGTTAGATAAAATCATCAAGTATTTTCCGCGCTTTGCAATACCTATCGGCATTTTAATGCTGCTAGCTTATTTCGGTAATTTTAATGATGGCTTTGGCAATCAAAGCGACTTTGGTGCATTTGGCGATTTCTTCGGTGGCATTCTCAACCCTTTGTTAACATTCTTTACAATTCTTTTGTTGTTAAGGCAACTGACTTACCAGCGTGATGAGCTTAAAGCTACCAGGGACGAGCTTATTAAAACAACTGAAATACACAAAGAAAATGTAAAAAACAACCTAGCAGAGGTGGTCTACTCGAAAACAGAAGGCTGATTCCACACGCTAAACAAAGAATTAGAGGAATTTGTAAATCAAACTGTTTATTCTATGGATGTCGGGACCGTTGAAGAGCGCCGTGTAACTTTCGAAGAGTTAATGATGCTTGTCGGGAGAAAAAAGGAATTCGTTGAAGCAATGGTAGAAGCGAATCAGTTGCCTATAGACTTATTGCAAATGCAAAAGGGATATTTACATCTCACTGCGGAACTGAATGAATTGATAGGATCATACTTTAAATATGAAGTCCCAGTTGTTTTGTACAAACGCAGCTTTGAAGTTTCAAAGAAGAGGACTGAATGTCTACTAGTGCTTTCCAAAATCTCGGGTAGTGAAAATGACGAAATGAGTAGGTATGAAGAGATCCTCATTAGATTGTGCAAAAGCAATTCTATTATAGAAAAAGTTCTATCAGTTGAGTCATAGGGAAATGAGTATTAACAAACAAAAACGACATTCATATTATTCCATTGTTGTAACTGCCGTTGTAGTTTCTTCCTGCATTATACTAACGTATCTGTTCTTTTTCTTTTTGCATATACACACTCCAAACGACCAAGAAAGTTTCACATATTCGAAATCAGATTTGGGGACATTCGGTGATTTGATAGGTGGTGTTCTAAATCCGCTACTAACGTTTATAACAATCGGGTTATTGCTGTGGTCCATTCGAATCCAAGGAAGGGAGTTGAGTGCGGCTACGGAACAGTCAGAAAAAGCGGCAATCGCTTTACAACAAACACAGAAAATTCATGAAGAAACTATGCGTAAAGCAGAAAGGGACCAGATTTTTAGTAACACAAAAGAGAAGTTTGAAAATTCTATAAATGAGTTCAAAGTCAAAATTTCTGACCACATTTGTGGAGTTAATTTTAGAAGTGACAGTGGGCAAACTGTCTATACTCAATTTTCTTTTGTCTCAGTATCTAAATATAGTGAATCAGAATTAAATTCTATATCTGAGGCATTAAAACATCGCAACGATATGCCGAAAATCTTAAACGCACTAAAGAAACTAGAGTTCTTGTCCCAATCGATCACGATCCATGCTATGACATACATTAAGTATAATGTTCCATCAATTTATTATGCCGATTATTTTTTAAACTATCATGGTCAGTTAAATAGAATATGTGCACATTTAACAACGATAGTAGGCGAATCCTCATTAGGAGAAATATCTGAAATATTGGATCAAAATGAATTGCTGGCTCATAAAATTATGTCGATTTCAACATAACACCCCAAACCTAGACTAATCCCCATCCTTCCCTATAGCCCGACATACTGGTCGGGCTATGAAAAAACAATTAACCACACTTACATCTTCAGTACTTGGAGGCCGCCATGTAGCGACAACGCTAGCAGCAGCCGTGTCCTTTGCTGCCCTATCGAACCAGTCGAACAACGCTGAGTCTCCACTTGGCGTTGCTGCCTGTACCTTTTCAATTGATATAGAACAGCCCTGGCAACAAATACTCCCGGGAGCTGACTTCGCTGCCTATGATGGCCGCCCTACTGAAGTGCCTGGTAATAAGTGGCGCATCGATAATGCCAAAGGCGAAGCCCTCGCCGCGAAATTAAATGCGCGAGCTGATGCGGGCGAGCAGCTGCTTGTCGACTATGACCACCAAACCCTACTTGCCAAAGAGAACGGTTCTAAAGCCCCTGCCAGTGCATGGGGTAATAAATTCGAATGGCGAGAAGACAAAGGCTTATTTGCTCAGCTTAATTTCACGCCAACCGCGCGAAAGCACATCAAAGACGGTGAGTACAAATACTACTCCCCCGTCGTCATTTACAACAAACACACAGGTGAAGTGTTAGACCTTCACAGCGCCGCTCTCACTAATGACCCAGCAGTAAAGGGCATGAGTCAAGCCGCTGCCCTTCATGCAAACGTTAATAACCAACCATCGGAGCCTAAGCCCATGAACGAAGCATTAGCCCTGCTATTTAACCTGCTGGGTATTACTACCCCGTCTACCGACATCGATGCTGCTGCATTACATGCACAGTTAACTAAGCCAGACGTGAAAGCCAAGCTTGACGAAATTAAGTCCAAGTTAGACGGCGCAGCACAAAGCGACCAACAAATTGCCGCGCTTACGGCAAAAGTTGAGCAAGCCAAAGAAGGTATTAACCCAGCCGAGTACGTGCCTATTGAAACCTATAACGGCGTGGTAGCAGATCTAGCAGCGTTATCGGCAAACCACAGCGCAGTGACTGTCGACCAGCTTATTGAGCAGGCCCAAAAAGACGGCAAGTTCGTGGCGCAAGCGGAGCTGCCTTACTTGCGTAGCCTGGGCAAAAGTAGCATGGCAGCGCTTCAAGCACAGCTTGATGGCCGCGCCAGTATCGAGGCGTTCGGCGGCAAACAAACCAAAGACAAAAAGCCTGACGGGGACGACCAAAACGGTATTGCTGCGCTCACGGCTGACCAGAAGCTTATTGCCGACCAACTGGGTATCTCCCACGAGGATTACGCCACCGAGCTTAAGAAAGACTAGCTCTACGCCTAACCACACACTTAATTTGGAGAAATAACGCACATGGCTATTATTACCTCACCTGTATTAAACGCAATCCGCACTGGGTTTCGTAAAAACTTCGAAGACGGTAAAACCCGTGGCATGCCGATGTATAACGCCGTGGCCACCGTCGTTCCTTCCTCAACCAAATCGAATACCTATGGCTGGTTAGGACAATGGCCAGGCTTCAGCGAATGGGTTGGCGAGCGTCAGCTTAAGTCAATCAAAGAGCATGGCTACTCTATTACCAATAAAGATTTTGAATCGACGGTAGCAGTAGACCGAAACGATATTGAAGACGATAACCTTGGCGTTTATTCGCCCATGATGGATGAGATGGGTTATGCGGCATCGGTATTTCCAGACGAACTGGTATTCCCGTTGTTGGGTGCTGGCTTTACGTCTACCTGTTACGACGGCCAGTACTTCTTTGACACCGACCACCCAGTCAATGCTGAAGTAGATGGCAGCGGTGCAGACACCTCGTTTTCTAACGCAATCATTGATGCAGGCTACACAGGCGATGCCTGGTATCTGTTAGACACCTCGCGAAGCTTAAAACCACTTATCTTCCAAGAGCGCAAAGGTATGCAATTTGTCGCCATGGATAACCCTAACGACGAACAAGTGTTCATGAATAAGGTTTTCCGCTACGGCGTAGATTGTCGCTGCAATGTGGGCTACGGCTTCTGGCAAATGGCAGTAGGCGTCAAGAAAGAACTAACATCTGAAACGCTTTGGGAAGCTATTAATTTATTCCGCAGCTTTAAAGCAGACGGTGGTCGCTCATTGGGCTTAGGCAAGAACAAGTTAACGCTAGTCGTACCATCCTCACTGCACAAACTTGCTACGCAAATTAACGAGCGTGAGCAAATTGACGACGGCGGCGTGACGGTAAGCAACGAGCTTAAGGGCAAGTTTACAGTCCTAAGTCCCGACTTCCTATAAGCCTGAATACCTAGAACCTTAACAATCACTACAACTACTACAACTGGCTTTTAGATAAAGGCCAGTTGTTTTGGAGAAACGTTATGTCAAAACTCGCTATTGCCGTATTAGTTATCGCCTCAAGTGTGCCTTCCTTTCGTCGTGCCGGCACAACCTTTACTGACGCCGGAAAAGCCTTTCCAGAAGGTTATTTTACAGAAGAACAACTTAACGACATTCACAAAGAGAAAAAGCTGTCTGTCCGTGAAATGCAGTCCGATGCCATCCCAGAAGGCGTTGATACCTCACTTATCTCTGCCGCGCTCACCGCTGCCGCCGCTGAAGAAAAGACGCAAGAAAAAAAGACTGCTTCGCAAACCGAACCTACCAAGTCGACGGGAACGAAAGCGACGAGTAAAGCAAGCACAACCAAAGACACGGGTGCTAGCGCCTAATTAGCGCTAGTCGGAGCATCACTATGGCGTATTGCACAACTGACAACTTAATTGACCGTTACGGAGCCGATGAACTGTTACGTCTTACTGACCGCGACAATAACGGCTTTATTGACGAGCAAGCAGTGAGTGCAGCCATAGAGGATGCCAGTGACTTGATTGATGGCTATTTGGGTGGTCGCTACACCCTACCCCTTAATGTTGTACCTAGCGTGCTAATTAAAATATGCGCTGACATCGCCAGGTTCAATATGTACGACCACACCGTTCCTGAAACCGTCGATAAGAACAACAAGGCGGCGATGGACTTTTTGAAGTCGGTGGGAAAAGGCGAAGTGCGGTTAGGTCTATCAGATAGCAACGAGTCGCCCGCATCTGACGACCAGATACAAATTCAGAGTGAGGAAGGCGTGTTTAGCCGTCGCAACTCAAAGGGGTTTATTTGATGCTGAATTTGGTTAAACCCCGCATCGCCAGCCTGTTCGACGAGGTTGGCACTGCCGCAAACGTGCGAAAAGCAATGAGCCAACCACTGCATCGCAATAACGCCGCGTTCGTCGTGCCAGTCAGCAATCGACCCATGACAAATAGCCGTGATGTCGATATGGGCCGTCCGCTGCAAGAGTTTATCGTGACGTTTGGTGTAGTCATTGGATTACGTGCCATTAACGACCCTACAGGCGAGCGAACGCTTGCAGAGCTTGAAAGCCTGCGCAATACACTGCGTGAAAGCCTGTTTGGTTGGAAACCTAATGATGAGCATGAACGCGTTATTTTGGGGAATGGCGACCTTATCGGTTTCACCAATGATGGCCTTTGGTGGATAGACAGATTTTCAACCAATACCTGGTACAGAGGAAATGCAACATGATCATAGTGACCAATGCCAGCGACAACGATATTACGCGCGCAGCAATAACGTTTAAGCCCGGTGAAAACAAGTTTAAAACGGGTGAGCTAAGCGACGGCAAACGCGCGCAAATTAGTGCACATCCAAAGCTAAAAGTCGTGGATGTTGAAGACCGCCCTATTGAGACCAAAGCGCAGCCAAAAGCACAGGAGAAGAAATCATGAGTATTACTCCAGGGTTTAGACACGACAAAAAATTTGTGGTGATGGCGCTTCGCAGAGACAGCGACACAAAAGGCGCTGACTATATCGCTGCTGGCGCACAACCTCTTGCGATACTCACCAAAGGGTTGGCGGTTGATCCTTATCAGAGCGAACAAATTACACGTGATTTAGATACGGGTGAGCAAGGTGGAGAGAAGGCCATTCACGCAGGTGAAATGATGACACTTACTATCCCTGTAGAAATCGCGGGCTCTGGTGATGCATCAAGCGCAGCTGCATACAGTGCAATCCTGCAAACGGCAATGCGTGACGAAAAAGCCGATGTTGCAAATGAAGTGACCCATAACCGGGTTCTTAATGCATCGGAAGAGCAAGACGGTACGTTCTATTTTTACTGGGAAGGGATGTATCACATTTTGCTTGCAGGAAAATCATCCCTTACCGTCGCTGGAAAAATAAACGAACTGGGATACCTAACTTTTGAGGTTAAAGGAATCTACGGCGACACCATCGAGGGCCTGCCACCTCAACCAGATTTCAGCGGATTTCAGGATCCTCTCCCACTAAGTAATTCCAACACCAAATTTACTTTGGATGCTCAAGCTCTCAACCTCTATGAGTATGAGCTTGCCGACAATCATAATGTTGAACATGACGAGGGAACTGAGCAAAACCAAGTGTTTATTGAAAGTTGGAGCGAAGAAGGAAAGTTCATTATTGAAAGCCCAGCACTGTCAACTTTCGACCCCTTCGCCTTAATGAGAACTTCAACACTTGTTCCATTTACATTCACCCACGGCGTAGCCAATGGAGAAGTGTTTGAACAGTCGAGTTCAGGTATTCAAATCTTAACGGTTAAGCCTACCGCTATTAAAGGCAAGCAAGCGTGGGATTGTGGTTTCAGGGTTATCAAAGGCCATCACAGTATTATCAAGACCAGCTAATACAACGTGCCCCGTAGGGCGATAAAAGCGCTGAGCAAAGGAGTCAGCGATTTACTCACCGCCAGGGATGGCACCTCTATTTGAGAATCAACCATGCCATTTATCTTAGCGAAAAAACGTGAAATCGAATGGCCTGTATCAATTGAAGTGCCAATTGATGGCGGCCATACCGAATCTCAAAAATGCACTGCAAGTTTTGAGGTTTTAAATCAAGACGAGTACGACAAGCTCATTGGCGATGACGTTAAATTCTGTGTTCGTGTCGTCACTGCATTTGGTAGTGACATTCAAGATGAAGACGGAAAACCACTCCCCTGTACCGCAAAAACAAAAGAAGCTTTATTTAAAAGTGCAGCATATGTGCGAATGGGCTTCATTAACGCATACCACGAAGCAGCCACGGGAATCGTAGCAAAAAACTTGAAGGGGCAGCCAGGCACTGGGCAGTCGGGCCGCAAAACCCGCAAAAAGAGATAGATGCCCTAACTGAGCAAATGCAGGAGCTCGGATTATCGAGCCATTTAGGAGAGTTGAACAAAGTAATGCGCTCGGACGAGCGTTATGAAGTTCTAGAGGAAAACTGGCCTATCGTCGAATGGTTCATTGAGACAGAAGACCTGTATTTGTGGAATCAAAATGTTTGCCTTGGCCTTGATGTTAAAGCCGTCCGCGATGATGCGTTTATGTCGGGTCGCGAATTTACGAGTCAACAATACAAAGGACTTCGAATAATGGGTCGAACCTTCGCAGATGAAATCACAAAAATTTGCACGATGAGTAAGTAATGAGTGAAATAGTAACTGGTATTCGGCTAAGAGGAGACGCAAGTGGCTTAGTAAGTGAGACACAACGTGCTCGCACAGCTCAAGAAAAATTCACTAACACGACTCGCCAGTCTGGCAATCAAGCCCAGCGAACAAGCGCGCAGGTTGCAGGTCTCTCTGCTGCAAAAGGTCAACTTACTGCGAATATTAGGACAATGTTTTCACCTGTTAACCTTTTAACAGGTGGTATCGCAGGATTAATCGCTGCAATGGGAATTGGGGATGTCATCCGCTTCTCGGATGAAATGAAACGTCTCGATAATCAGTTGAAGTTGGTAACGGCGTCGGATAAAGAAAGGTTTGCGCTACAGAAGCAGCTACTTCAGCTTTCCAATAGATCGTATTCTGCAATTACAACAACAACTGAAATCTACGCCAAAATGGCAAGGGCTACGCAGGAGTTAGGTGTTAATGAAGAACAACTCTTAGCTGTAACACGAGCAGTCAATCAATCTTTTGTTATTAGCGGGGCTTCTACCCAAGAAGCAGAAGGCTCCATACGTCAACTTGCTCAAGCACTTGCTTCAGGTGTATTTAGAGGGGATGAATTTAATAGTGTCGCGGAGCAAGCACCAAGGTTATTAGAGGCACTTTCAGAGCAACTCGGCGCGACAACTGGTGAATTAAGAGAAATGGCTGAAAACGGTGAGTTAACTAGCCAGAAGCTTATAGCTGCGCTAATTAACCAATCTGAAGCCATAAACACAGAATTTGGAAAGATGGCACCTACCGCCAGTCAAGCAATGACTGTTGTTTCAAACAACTTCAAGACACTGGTATCAGAAGTAAACAAAGCATCAAACGATTTTGGCGGACTAACAAATACTATTTCTGGTATTGGTGAAGCCCTTGGGAGTTTAACTTCTATCGTAGCCAGCGGAGAGGTGGTCGCCTATTTGTCAGCTTACGCTGGAGCATGGTCGGGCTGGGCAGATTCTGTTTTTGATTCGATTGACTTGGCTATAGGTGCAGTTAATCAATTCCCACTACAAGTTTTAGCAGCAAAAGCGATCACTGAAGAAACGCTTGGGTTGCTTGCTGATGCGTTTAAGTATTTTCCTCAGAACATTAAAGGAATGGTTCAGATACTAACTGTCGAGTTAGCCAATCTGGAAAGAGTAGCCAAAACTTACGCTGGTCTATTTAGAGACACGGTTTTATTAGAGTTACAGCGACTTATAAAAAAGGCTGGCGCATATGCGAGCGAGCTAGTGGATGTACTCAACCCCTTTGATGGAGATTCATTTAATTTAGATGGTGAGCTGTCCCGCATTGATGGAACCTATGACAGGGTAACTGAAAAAGCAAAAGAGACTGCAAAGGCTCGAATTGCTGCTTCAAACCAAGCAAGAGATCAAGTTCTACAGGATGTTTTTGCAGAGCGAGATGGCGCAATTAACGCAATGAATGAGCAGCTGGCAGCTGCTAGGTCTCTCGCAGAGTTCAGGCTTCAAAGGCCAGCGGCCAACGATAACAGCTTCAACGCACCAGAACCTTTCGTTCCTGAAGAAAGAACATCAACGCCTGAAGAGCAAAACAGTGAGTATGAGAAGCTTAGGCTTAAGTTCGCCACTCGTGAAGAAGCACTTCGCATCAACGCGCAGAATGAAATGGCGATCATTGCTGAAGCGATGGAACAAAAGAAAATTACCGAGCAGCAAGGTTTAGACTTAATTTTCGCGGCTCGTAAAAAGCATCTTAGCCAAGTACAGGCGCTAGAAGCTCAAAAATCTAATTTAATACTAAGTAGCTCAGCACAAATATTTGACGGCCTCGCAAGTCTCGCAGGGTCTTTCGCGGGTGAGCAATCAAAAGCCTATAAAGTTCTTTTTGCCATTAGTAAAGGTTTTGCTATTGCGCAAGGCGTCATGAATTTATCTACCGCTATCAGTAATGCCATGGCGTTGCCATTTCCCGCCAACCTTCCCGCAATGGCCAACGCCGCAGCAACTGGAGCAAGCCTAATTGCGAATATTAAAGGCGTCACAATGCAAGGCCAAGCGCACGGCGGCTTAGATAAGAATGTCAGAGAGGGAACCTGGTGGCTTAGAAACGACGAGATGGTACTCAACCCTCAACAACGTCGTAGCTTTGAAAGCATGGTCGCCTCAAATGATTCACGAGCACCGGGCGGAAGGAGTGGCGGTTCACGAGTGTTCTATATCACCAACAACATAGACGCAACAAATGCAGTACCAGGCATGGAAGAAAAAATACGCGAGAGCGTGGAAATGGCGCAGCTGCAGTGGCAAGCCCAGCTGCGAGAAGACTTTTCTAGTGGTGGCGAATTATCGCAAAGCTTAAGTGGGACGATGGCCGCATGAATGAGATTTTTGATTTCCCTCAACTTCCCGTTAGCCGTTGCCTGTTTGTTCCTCAGTTCAATACCAAAATGAACAGAAGTTCATTTAACGGTTTTGAGCATATTGTCGAGAACCCAGGCGAACGATGGATTGTTTCTTACAAGTTTTCAGTGCTGACATTTGAAGAATGTAAGGTGCTGAAGGCGCACTTAGCTCACTTGCGCGGCCCTGTTAATAAAACGCGTTTGTACGACACAACCTTTAACCAACAAAGCGGATTGTGGGCAGGCGTTCCTAGAGTAAATGGCGCTGGCCAGTACGGCATGATGTTAAACGCCGATGGGTTTGTACCCAACCTTTTGGTTGCAAGTGCAATGGACCGCTGTGTGATTGGCGAGCAGCTGCTTGAGATTAGGCAAGACTGCTATGCCGATGAGTTTGGTCGCACCACGCTTTACTTTACAAACGAATTACGCGAGCCCGCCGCAGACAACAGTGTTATCCAAAGCGATGTTTCTTCGCTTAAAACCATCGCGCGATGGATTAAACCAGAACAAATACAGCAGCTGTCTGGCAACCGCCGTTTGTACCGCAATATTACGCTTGATTTTGAAGAGGCATTTACATGATTGAGAGCGCTATTTCACCCACTATGTTAGAAGCCGCGCAAGCCAGCCCGTCGCGCTTGCTCGCCTTTGCAGAACTAAACTTTAAGTCTGGCTGGGTACGAGTTCACACAGGTGTGGGCTCCCGCGTTTATAACGGGCAGACCTATCTAGGCATTGGTGAGCTTGGCAGCATTGGCAGAGTTAGAGAGAACGCGAGCCAAAGTGGTAACAGAACCACGCTTTCACTTGTTGTGCGTGACCCTTCGTTACTCAGTGAAGTCATGAACGAAGACCCCAACGGTCGTGAATGTTTCATCCATTTAGTGGCGTTCGATGAGAACCGCCAAATAACAGAAGGCGCTGACTATTTTATCGATGCAGAAATGGTTGACCTAAAAGTTATCACAGGTAAACGCGCAGCGAACAAACCTGCGGTTATCAAAATTACGATTAACGACTGGTTCGAGCGATGGGCTCAACCTGTCGAAGTTGTAAAAACCACCGATGCAGCGCAACAAGAACTTCACCCGGGAGACCGATTTTTTGACCTTGTAGAAGTGATCGCAGGCTCCCCTCTTTCCAGCCTTCCAGTTAAGACAAATTACGGCGGTGGCGGTAGACGTTCAACGCGCGGTAGAAGCGGAGCCCACCAACGATGAGAAACAAGGATTGGCCAGAAAAGCTTGTCACTTACCTGCAAGAGAATTTAGATACCCCGTTTGAGTGGGGCACGTTTGATTGCTGCTTGTTCGCTGCAAATGCTGTTCACGCGATGACAGGAAAAGATTTTGCAGAGCCGTTTAGAGGTAAATATACCACTGAAAAAGGGGCAGCCAAGGCATTAATTAAATATGGCCATGGCGATATTAAAAGTACGTTAAATGCCATATTTGGTCCGCTTAAACCCCGTTTAAACGCAGGTCGCGGTGACTTGGTGCTTGTTGAAACCGACACGGGTGATGCCTTAGGGGTTGTTGCTAGCGGTAAAATTTGGGTGGCGACACTAAATGGCCTTGCCACTATGCCATTGAATCGCGCATTAGGTTGTTGGAGTGTGCCATGCCACCAGTAGCTGTCGGTGTTGCATTAGGGTTGGGAGCCGCAGCGGTAGGCGCTTCGGTTACGGTTTTAGGTGTTGGTCTTTCAGCTGCACTAAGTGCAGTGGCAATTGGCGTTGGCGGAGCTGCAGTAACGCATTTTCTGGGTGATGCCCTTACACCCGATATGGGCGACTATGCATCTGACCCTGCCACTGACCAGTCGTTAAATACCAACGCTAACGATGTAAGAAAAATAGTGTATGGCGAGGCGCTAGTAGGCGGCAAAATCGTCGGCTATGCCAAGCCCACTATCGGTGGTGATGACTACCACATAATGGTGCTTCACCTTATTGGCCATCCGTGTGAGAGCGTAGATATTTATGAAATAGAGGGGAAAACCAAGAGTGAGCTTTCAGGGTTAGTTTCCAGCCGAATCTATTTGGGGGACCAAACTACAGTGTGCCCACTTGCTAACCAATATATCAGTGGGTGGACATCGGAACATATAGGCGTAAACCAAACCTATGTGACGTTAAAAATTAAAGTTGATGATGAAGCGTTCCCGAGCGGGCTAAACGAAATTAAATTCGTTGTTCGTGGCCACAAGGTTTACGACCCCAGAAAAGACACGACGCAAGGTGGTGATGGCGAGCAGCGTTTCGATGATGAATCAACATGGGAGTGGTCAAGCAACCCGGCGCTATGTAGTTACGACTGCTTACGCCGTTACGGCGCAAAACCCGTTCCTCGTCGACGCCTCCCTATGGACTTTATTGCAGTTACCGCCAACTACTGCGATGAACAGGCTATCTATAGAGACGCAGAGGGCAATGAGCAAACAGGAACGCGCTTTGAGGTAAATGGCGTTTTAAATAACGGCATGCGTCAGCAAGACATGCTTAACCAAATTATGGCGTGCATGGGAGGCAAACCCTATCGTGTAGGTGGTGTCGTCTACTTTAAGCCCGCTATGTATGCTGGCCCAGCAACAATAGTCATTGACGTAGATAACGACTCAATGACGTTTCCAGAGTACCGTCCTCATCGCCCTTACAAAGAAAAAATTAACACGGTCAAAACCGAGTTTGTTAGCCCAAATCACAAGTGGCAAATGACCAATGCCCCTGTGGTAAAGAGCGCCGAGTACCGCGAAAACGACGGTGCTTACTTAGAGTCAAACCTGCGCTTCACGCTAATAACCCGCGACCATCAAGCGCAGCGAATAGGCAAACTGGCAATGGAGCGTAGCCGCGCGGGTTTTATGGCTACACACATTGTCCCGGGTGTTAGGCTAGATATCATTCCTGGTACATGTAT